AAATGGAGAGGACTATTAGCTATCGTATTGTCCGGGTTGTCCGTTTATGTACTTATCACAACCAACCCTTATGAAGTAGCTGTGTATACTCTGGCCGTTAGCTTCATTGGACTTGTGTCAGCAATTGTGGTTGAATCCACCGTGACGCCGTCAATGAACCAGATTGCTAACAATCAGGCATTACCAAGGCGGATACCGCCACTTTAAAAAATTAGGAGGGCTAAGTGTTGGTGTGGATCCTTTAAAAGACACCCGATTATCGTTACGTGCTAGAGGGCTCTTTTTGACGTACCTCTCTTTAGGGGAAGTACTCCCCGCATTAAAAATGCAACAAATAGTTCTCGAAGGTCGGGACGCTATCCGTAAAGCCATGTCCGAATTAAAAGAATTTGGCTACATCGAAGAGATTCGATACCAGACCGGTTATGGTCACTGGAACGTCATTTTAAGGTTCACAAAGGACTGGAACACCGGGAACGGATTTTCAGGGCATCTAAACAGCTGTACAGGTTATATAGCTAATAGTGATATAGCCCTAACTATATTTTCTAACGAAAATATAGCTAGGACTTCGGGTGCCCCGAGGGAAGAGGAGTTTGTAGACATGGCATGGCCAGGGTTTGAAGACCAGACTGAGACAGAAACTAAGCTTCGTACGACCAAGCTTCGTCAAGTGTTAGAAGACGATGCAGTCGGAAGCGTAGGGAAGCTCCCAGAGGACAAGAAAGCACTACGGCAAAGTAAGTACACCAAATCCAAGATCCGTGCAGCCTCAGCTAGCTCTACGCGTCAGGAAAGGCCAGAGGATGAGTGGACCACGTCCGACATTCTCGGAGAGTTCTACGATTTGACTCGTAAACACGCTCCAGGGGCTCCTAGCCAGGTTAACGGCAAAAGCCTCGCCTCTTGGATTAACCAGCGTGTAGGTCAGGGAACTCCTCGAAAAGCCGTCTTGATTGCTGTTCGCATGTTTTTTGCTGACCCAAGGCTTGTCCGAGACCCAGGTGTGGGAACTCCGTTTTGGCGCAGGTTCATTGCTTACTACCCTACGGTCCACGGAATTGTTACCGCTGGAGTTGACAACCGATACGAAGATGTAGAAACTACCGCCCACCAAGAAAAAATGTTAAAGCTTTTGGAGGGCTGATGTACGACTACAAAGACTTGGCACCAAGCCGACGAGTGCTAATTCGTAACGCTGGGTTGCCTATGTACACAATTGGTAGGAACATTGCTGACCTAGACCAAACACAAGAGTTGGATTCTTTGACTCTATGGGCTACTCGTGTGCTTGATGGTCAGGTCATTCGTGCAACTGGGTCACCAACTTGTGGCCTCGGGTTGCTACTGATTGGTCCACCAGGGTATGGCAAAACAACTATGGCATCGGTAGTAGCACAAGAGGTTCTTCTAAAGAACACCTCGTCTATCACCGTTAAGTTCATGGACTACCCCAAGTTGCTTCGTACACAGCAACGCGCTTGGAAAGCAGATAACGAAACTGAACAGCAACTCATTGACGATATCTACGGAGAGTCATCAACACCTGTAGATATTTTTATCCTTGATGATTTGGGCAAGGAATACCGCACAGCATCAGGCTGGGCAGAAAATACTTTTGATTCTTTGCTAAGGGCCCGCTACAACGCAGGACTGCCTACAATTGTTACAACGAACGTTCCAATGAAAAACTGGGCGAGCGTATATGGTGAGCCTATGGAAAGCTTTGCTCATCAAGCGTTTGTTCCAATCACCGTTACGTCCGCAGAGGGAGACCGACGAAAATGAAAGATCGTATTATGACTGAAAATGCTTGGCGTACAGTTCAGATGTTTCTGACTCAGCAAGGTGTCTACGAAGTTGAGGTAAACACCGACACTCAGCGTGTTCGCTGTAACTGCTATAACTTCTCTACTCGTAAAACGTGCGCTCATGAAAAACACGTTGGTAAGAGCTCCCGTGAAAACGGTGGTACGTACCCTGTAAAAATTTCTTCACGCGCTACAGAAGAAGAAGCAGAGTCTGCTCAGCAATCAGCACAAGCTTTTCGAAACTTCATTCTTAAATACGGCAAGGTAGAGGTTTTGTAAAATGCGTGGAGGGGATATTTCAAATGACACGCCTGGTCGAGTCATTGCAACAATTGACTGTTTTATAGATAAAGAAATTGTAGAACGCCGCACACTTGGACTTTTTAAGCGAGCAGAGATTGAGTACCAGTACAACCGAGCCTATATTTCTCGACTATGGCACTTCTCAGCAAACTCGGGCGTAGTTCTGGAGTTAGCTGGATTTGGGTACTCGCAAGAAAGCATGGACCAAGTACTTGAAGATTTAAACAACTTAGGCACTAACCCATTTGGTTACGCCAAAGCTTTTGCAGACATTGACGAACTTATTGCAGAACTCCCATATCGGCCAGAACTAATTGGAGTTGTGGATATCCCCGGTAATGCCCTACGGTACGGCAGTAAATATATTGACATCGGAAGGGTTTTTTAAATGGCTGCGGATAACGAGTTAAGGTTAATCTCGTGCGCTATTCGCACACGCAATCTTGCTCCGGCACTTGAGGCTGGAATTAAAGATGATTGGTTTTATGTAGAAGACAACCGCGTTGTATGGAAGTTCATCTGCTCTCACTTGAGCAAATACGGTGAAGTACCTACAGCGGTTACTGTAAAAGATAACTTCCCTAACTACCGCATCTTGGCTGTAGAAGACTCAATTGAATACTTGATTGATCAACTTGCAGAATACCGCAAGCGTCAAAAGGCTATTGAGGTTGTTCAAGATGCATCTAACGCTATTTCTGGCGGTGACCACAACCTTGCTGTAGAAGTTATGGGTCGTGGTATCTCACAGATTTATGATGAAACAACCTCGGCAGTTAGCGAATACGAGTTAACTAAGAAAGCCACCGATCGATTCCGTGAGTACCAAGACCTCAAGTCACGTCCAGGCGGACTACTTGGGTTACCTACGGGCTTCCTAACTATGGACCAAGCAACTGCCGGTCTGCAGCCAGGACAGTTAGTCACAATCATTGCTCCACCTAAAACTGGTAAATCTGTTTTAGCAATGCAGGTTGCGGTTAACATTCACGAAGCAGGGTATGTACCCATGTTCCAGTCTTTTGAGATGACAAACATGGAGCAGAAGAGTCGACACGACGCTATGCGAGCCCACATCTCACACAACCGTTTGATTCGTGGTCAACTTAAGACAGCAGAGGAAGTTCGGTACCAAAAGTCTTTGGAAACACTCGAAGCTATGCATAAGTTTTATTTGACTGACGCGGTATCTGCAACAACTGTGTCGGCCCTAGCGTCTAAAGTTGAACGCCTCAATCCAGACGTAATTTTTGTTGACGGCGTGTATTTGATGATTGATGAGGTAACGGGAGAATCCCAGACACCTCAAGCATTAACTAGCATTACTCGTAACTTAAAGCGTTTAGCTATGCGTATCGAGAAGCCAATTGTTATCTCAACTCAGGTGCTCGAATGGAAAATGCGTAAGGGAAAGGTTGGAGCTAATTCAATTGGTTACTCCTCATCTTTCCTTCAAGACTCTGATGTCATTTTTGCTCTAGAACGTACAGACGAAGAAGACGATACAGCCCGTATGTTAAAGATTGTAGCTAGCCGTAACTGTGGTCCTGCTGAGGTCGATTTGCTCTGGGACTGGGAACATGGTAAATTTCAAGAATACGGCTCGGTTTAAGAGCCCAAGGAGGAGCACCAATGGACATGCCAATGTTTACACTACCATCGCCGTGCAATACGGTTGACCCCGAAATTTTTTTTCCCGAAGACAATACCAATAGGTCATTGTTCCTAGAAGCAAAAAGTATTTGTGATTCATGCCCCAACTCAGAACCTTGTTTAGCTTACGCGGTTTCTAACCCTAGTATTGTAGGTATTTGGGCAGGAACCACTAAGCGTATGCGTGACCGTATTAGGTCAAGTAGCCGTAGCCGCAGGGTAAAATGATTTACAACGAGGGGCAGGTTGAGGAAGTACTTGTTCGCTTAGAAATGGACTCTGAGCAAAAGAATAGAGAGTTACTAGCCCTATGTCCTATGCATTACGAACGCACCGGCAAACCGGACAATAACCCTTCTTGGTCTATTAACGTAGACACCGGAGCCCACCACTGTTTTTCTTGTGGGTATCGTGGAAATATGTTAGGCCTTATCTGTGACCGACTAGGTATAGATTATGACCAAGCTAAACGTTGGTTAACCCAGTACACCAATGTAGACCTGGCAGTTATGTCTGCTCGGTTAGAAGAAATGAAGAACTCTTACATAGCTCCTACCAAACCTGTGCCTATGAGCGAAGCGCGTTTGGCTATCTACGGAGAACCCCCTCAGTGGGCTCTAGACGCCAGGGGACTTACTGCAGAAGCTTGCTCGGACTATAAAGTAAAGTGGGACTCTAAAACGTCTTCTTGGATCACCCCAATACGTGACCCCCACACCGGAGCTTTAATTGGCTGGCAAGAAAAAGGCCAGGGAAGTCGGTACTTTAAAAACCGCCCTGCAGGCGTAGCCAAGTCCACGACTGTTTTTGGGTTAGAGGCTTTGCACACAAATAAAACCATTGTTGTAGTTGAGTCCCCGCTGGATGTTGTCAAAATGGCTGGCTGGGGTTACTATATTGGCGTGTCAACATATGGAGCTATTGTCAGTGCCAAACAGTTAGAGTTAGTTAGCACAGCATCTAATCTAATATTTGCTTTTGATAATGACTCCGCTGGAGCAATAGCTTCCAAGACTATGTTGACAACAGCCCGTAAAACAGGCCTTGAGTATTCCTTCTTTAACTATGGGGAACTTCAAGTCAAAGACATTGGGGATATGACCCAAGAGCAGTTTGAAGAAGGACTGATGACTGCTAAACATTGCTCACTCGGATATAGCGCGTTAGGAATATAAAATGAAAGATTTAGTGCCTCGTTGCCCAATTTGCCGTAGTTATAAAACACAGCAGCATTGGTATTACGGACAGATGTATTACAAGTGCCGCACTTGCGACTACTCATTTAAGTGGCCAAATTAAATATGTCTGATCAGATTGACCAGCTTGGAATACCTACCCACGAGTGCTTTAATTGCGGCAGTAACATGTTTAACATTGTTGCTACGTTTGAAAACTATGAGGTAGCTATGTACATGGACGAAGGAACTTGCGCACTTTGCGATTCCCCCGTAACATTGCCCACGCTTCTAGACCACCCTTATTGGAATAAAGAAACTAAAGAGGTAGATGATGACTTACCCAAGTTATGAAAGTTGCAACGACGAGTGGCAGCGCCAGCTTTACAAAGCTGGATTTGAAGAAGGCGTTAAAAGTTTTAAAAATACTATTGCGCACATACATTTTAGAATTCCCAGTGAAGACACTGTCCGCTGTGCAGAAGACGGTCAACTATGGCCTTGCGAAACCATCTGCTCTTTTGAGGGAGAACACTGATGGACCGGTTAGCTAAACTTGCCATGCCCTTTTTATTAGAGCAGATCGAAGCAGTTCGTGACTTGCACAAACCAGTCCAAGGACCTTACGACAACTTAATCTGTGAAGAATGTAGCCACACAGAAATTAATGTAGATTTTTACACCGAATACCCATGCTCAACAATTAAAGCGTTGGATGAGTAATGCCCCTTTATGAATTTTGCTGTATTTCCTGCAATTTAAACAAAGAACTAAATTTGCCTGTTGACAAACGTGACGCCAATGATGTATTCTGTGAAGAGTGCGGGTATCATATGATACGTGTATTGACCTCTCCTGCCATTCAGTTTAAAGGTGGCGGGTTCTACTCAACAGGCGGGTAATGACTTTCACCGGGACTTTGCTCCCATATCAACCAGAAGCCGTAGATCTCATGTGTGATCGCGGCTCTATGCTTGTTGCATACGATCTTGGTCTTGGTAAAACTGTTTTAACTATTGCAGCAATAGAACGTCTAATGGACTCAGAAAAAATTACTGAGCCTGGATTAGTAATCTGCTTGTCTAGCCTAAAGTACCAATGGGCTCAACAAATTACAAAATTTACTAGTGGAACTTCCGTACCTTTAGTTATTGACGGAACCCCTAAACAACGTGCAGATCAATACAGTAAAGCTTTGAACTGGGAAACAGAGCGCGTTGATTATATTATTTTAAATTACGAACAAGTAGTAAACGACTGGGACATAATTAAAAAACTTCCCAAAGGGTTTATCGTGACAGACGAAGCTACTGCTATTAAATCTTTTAAGTCAAAAAGATCAAAGTATGTAAAAAAATTGAAGTCGGATTATAAGTTTGCATTGACAGGTACGCCGGTTGAAAACGGAAAACCTGAGGAACTTTTTTCAATTATGCAGTTTGTTGACCCAGAAGTATTAGGTAGATTTGATCTTTTTGATAATACGTTTATAGTTCGCAACCAATTTGGTGGCGTTGAGAGGTATCGTAATCTTACGGTCCTCAACGAACGCCTCAAAACAGCCTGTGTACGCAAGCGTCAGGAGGACCCAGATGTAGCACCGCACTTGCCAGATACTATTTTTTCTGAGCCTGTCTTAGTTAATCTAGATTCTGCAAGCAAAAAGCTGTACAACCGTATAAAAGATGACTTAATGCTCGACTTAGAAGACGCGTTGGACACGTACGGCGGCTCGTTCGATCTGTTTACACATTATAGCGGTAGTGACCAGGGTGGTCACATGGACTCATTGCGTGGAGCAATCATGTCTGAATTGACGGCTTTACGTATGTTATGTGACCATCCTGAGTTACTGAAAATTAGTGCACGTAAGTTTAAATCTGGAAAAGCTACTGTAGTTAAAGATGACAACACCACCGGGACCATATCAATTCCCGGACTAAACGGTGGCTCCTCATACTTGTCAGGGTTAGATGACCTGGGGTATTTAGACAACCTTAAAAAAACTCCTAAACTAGACGCACTTACTGCCTACGTAAAAGATTTTCTAACTGAGTACGATGGCAATAAGATTGTTATTTTTACTAGTTACGTAGACATGGTTGATTTAATTTCCGCTGCTTTGCCGTTCAAGTCTGTGAAGTACACCGGACAAATGAACGCTAAAGAAAAAGACTCGGCTAAACTTAAATTTCAAGAGACAGCTGACGTACGTATATTTGTATCCTCAGACGCAGGCGGTTACGGAGTAGACCTCCCACAAGCCAACTTGTTGATAAATTACGACCTCCCCTGGAACGCTGGACTAGCAGTCCAACGTAACGGGCGTATCCGCCGAGCGTCAAGCGAGTGGTCACATGTCGTAATCCAGGATATACTAATAGCCAATTCCATCGAAGAACGACAACACGCAATGCTTACACAGAAAAAGAATGTCGCTAACGCTGTTGTAGACGGAGAAGGAATTGACAACAAGGGCGGTGTAGCATTAACCGCAGGATCCTTACGAGGGTTCCTTAAAGAAATACAACTATAAGGAGAGGCGTTATGCCAAAGATTATTGAACCAGAAGCTAGTAGATTTGATGACCCCACTGTCGCTGACTTTAAGGCGTTTGTTGGATTAAAGCGTCAAATTGATGATCTCACTAAAATGCAAAATGAAATCAAAACCCGGTTGGTAGAAGCAGTAGAAAAGTACGGCGACACAGATGACAAGGGTCATATTTGGTACGACGTTCCAGATGCCGTAGACGGATATAAAGGTATGCAGCGACAACGCCGTGTATCACAAAAACTAGACATCGATGCCGCATTGAAATTGCTTGACGGTACACCCTTGGCTGACCGTTGTTTAAAGATGGTTCCGTCATTAGATGAAGATGAAGTCATGGCCTGTATGTATGAAGGTTTGCTTACAGAAGAAGACGTTGATACAATGTACCCAAAGACGGTAACATGGGCTTTCATTCCAGTGAAGAAGTAGACTGGGAAGAGTACTCATCTTTTGGTGAGTACCCTGAGTTGCCAGTAAAGGAGGAAGCATGGAAGACTTCATCGACAAACTCTTCAAAGAAGACAACGTCGACTTCAGCGAGTACTATCCAGGTAGTAAGCGCAAAAGGCGTGCACCTAGTGCAGAGCCTGTTAAAAAGTTGCGCAAAACTACTGAGGAAGATAGCCTCCTCTCTAAGCCGGTAGTTAAAATATTACCTAACGGCAATACAATTGAATTGTTTAGCGCAGGCGCATTGTCTGAGGCACTTAACCGTCCTCTGGTAACATTGCGTTTGTGGGAACGCAAGGGTTATATTCCTCGCGCTCCCTACAGGCTCCGGTCTGTAGTTGTAGATGGAGTTAAAAAACCCGGCTGGCGAATGTATAGTCGTGATATGATAGACTCCGTACTAACAAGCTTTCAGTCCCGAAACCTCTTAGAGGCAACGAGGGTTGAATGGAATCAACATCGAGATCTTTCAGTTGAAATACTGGAGAACTGGACTAAGATTCACCACGAAGAAACTAAACCTAAAAACTAATGGAAATGGAAATGGAAATGGGCGTACGCCGTATAAATGTCGATTCTTACTTAGAAGACGACGCAGAAACAACCACCCCTGCTACTGAAGCTGATGTCTTTGAAGAAGACAGCGAAGATGAAGTTCCTGAGCGTTCTTCTGTAATTCAGGTTGGCTGGGGAGCAGCAAAGAAAGTTGCAAGCAAGGCTGCTAAGTCTTATGCAACCGACTTCCGCTTTGAAGAAGACGTTCAACTTATTAAGTTCTTGTCCTCAGAGCCAATGTGTTTTTCACAGCACTGGGTACAACGTCAGGGAAAGAAATCTTTTATCTGTCCAGGAACTCCTGCTTGTCCTCTATGTCGTGCAGGTAACAACGCGGAAAGCAAGTTTGCTTTCTCAGTAGTTAATCTTTCAGCAGATGAGTCAGAGGATCTAACCGTACAGATGATGACTGTAGGTATTCGTTTGGTTACTCAATTGGGTAAACTTAATGAAGATCCTAAGACTGGTCCGCTTGACCGCATGTACTGGGCTGTAAGCAAGTCAGGCCAAGGTGCCAAGACAACTTACTCCATCATGCCAGTTAAAGATCGTGACCTTGCTGATGATTGGGATATTGACCCAACAGATGTTATTGCAGCATTAAAGTCTCTTAAGGCACTTGATGCCGACTCACTTCGTCCTAACACTATGGACGAGTTGAAGGCTATTGCTCGCGAAATGCCTGAGGAATAAACTTCCCCTGAATGTGGCTCCTAGGTTTCCTCCCCTCCTTCACCTAGGAGCCACAACCATCCCTCGTAGCTCAATGGATAGAGCAAATGGTTTCTACCCATTAGGTTGGGGGTTCGAGTCCCTTCGAGGGAACGCAGAATACCTACTAATACATTGGAGAAACATGTTTAACAAATCTATGAGTAAAAAACAACTTGAAGCAGAACTTGAAGCAATGCAAAATTGGAACGCAACTCGCGATATGCATGACCATATTAAATCTGTTGAGAGCCAGTTATATGCTCGCTTAACTTATTTAGAGCGTGAACTTCTTACAGTACGCTCAGAACTTTTTAAACTAAAAAACGATAACTAAAGCAAAAGCCCTGGGTTAATTCCTGGGGCTTTTGCTAAATGACTACTAGCTCAACGGCAGAGCTGGCGACTGTTAATCGCCCGGTTCCTGGTTCGAATCCAGGGTAGTCAGCGTGTGATACACTGTACCACTGGCTATTGGAGATGGAATGAATATAGTAACTACTACAGAACAACTGACAGAAGTTGTAAAAGCTTATTTGGCGCAAGACGCCTTTGTATTTGACGTAGAAACAATGGGCGACTTTCGTGGAGACCCACGGCAGAACAAAGTTGTGTGGATCGCTATGGCTACTGAAGGCCGTGTGGACGTTATCCCTATGGGTCACCCTAACGGTAAATACCTACATACAAATTACCCCTTGCTACCTTCCGCAAAATTGCGGGCAGAAAAAGGTTTGGCACTTCGACCTACTGATTACAGTAAGGATGAGAAGAAAGCTGAAAAAGTATTTGAACCTGCTCCAGAACAGCTAACTGCTGGAGAAGTATTTAAAGCTTTAACTCCTTTGTTTGAGAGCGATAGTTTAAAGGTAGGCCACAACTTAAAGTTTGACGTTCAGTCTGTATCTAAATACTTTAAGTTTATTCCAGCGCCTAATTACGCTTGCACACTTGTTGCTTCTTTTATTCTTGACAATCGTACTAACCATAACTTGGGTCTTGATGATTGTTTAAAGCGAGAGTTTGACCACGAAATGGTAAAGGGAGTAGGTAAGAAAATTGAAGACTATGATTTTGACACTGTTGCAACTTACGCAGGACTTGACGCTGAGTGGACTTGGAAACTTTGGAAACAGCTTGAGGCTCGTCTTGATGAAAAGAAAATGCGCAAACTATTTAACTTGGAAATGGACGTTCTTGGTGTCCTATGTAGCATGGAACTGCGTGGTGCTGACATTGATCTTGACGCACTTCGTCTTTTAAAGGTTGACCTAGAAACCCAACTAGAAGAAACAAAAGCAAACATCTATAAAGCAGCAGGCAAGCCTCTTAACATTAACTCAAACACTGAGAAGCAAACCATTTTGTTTAGTACCAAGAAAGAAGGTGGGCGGGGGTTACGTGCAAAACTGCTTACCCCTAAAGGTTTCCCTGCAGTTAGCGCCGAAGCACTAGAACATTTCCGAGGCAAAGACGATCTTGTAGATGGCATTCTTGCGTACTCTGATTTAAATAAACTTATGACAACATATGTAGTTCCGTATCTTGGTGGCGACATTACTCGAACCTTAAACGGTAAGTCTAAGATTGTTGAGAAGCGCAGCATCCTGCTTAAGGGACGAGTGCATACAGACTTTGTTCAGTACGGTACTGAGACCGGACGGTTTAGTAGCCGTAACCCTAACCTGCAGAACATCCCCAATCCTCGCACAGCAAACGGTAAAGCAATCCGTAATTTGTTTGTAGCTCCCCCAGAGCACAAATTAGTAGTCGCTGACTATTCACAGATTGAACCTCGTATAATTGCTTCATTCTCTGAGGATAGGGTTATGAAACAGTCTTACTTAGAAGGCGAAGACATCTATACAGCTATTGCTAACCGTATGGGTGTTGACCGTGCTGCAGGCAAGGTGCTTATTCTTTCTATGTCATACGGCGTAGGACCAGACAAGATTGCAAGCCAGATCGGTGTTACACCTGCTGTGGCTAAAGATCTACTAATTGGCTTTGAGAAGAACTTCCCAAGCCTTAGTCGGTACAAAGCACAGGTTGTAAAAGAAAGCCGCAACCGTACCCCAGAACCTTACGCTGAGACTATCCTTAAACGACGCCGGTACATTCCAGACCTACGGTCTAAAGATCAATGGCAACGGTCACGGGCTGAGCGTCAGGCTTTTAACACCGTTATTCAGGGCTCAGCAGCAGACCTCATTAAGGTAGCAATGGTGAGGGCGGACGCTATGATCCCAGAAGGTGCTAAACTTATCCTTACCGTCCATGACGAACTTGTGACTATCGCCCCAGACCATTTGGCTGAGGAGACTGCGGCAAGTATTAGGCAGGCTATGGAAGGTATAAAAGTGCTCAGCATTCCGTTGATCGCTGACATTAAAATAGTAAACCGTTGGGGTGAGGCTAAATGAAGTGGTTTAAGAAAAAACATCCAGAGAAACATTCTAAAGAGGTTAAGACCGAAATTCTTACACTCCAGGTGAGCACGCTTATTAGGAATCTTCTTTATGATTCTTTATTAGAAAACCCTGAATCAATATCTCACCGTTTAGGTCTACCTCCTATTTCTGAAGAAGTATCTGAAATGGAACAGGAAGCTAGTACCGCGCGTATTAAAAGAATTGAAGTCTTGCTGCCGTTTATAACGGCCCACGCAGATATGTACTCAGAGATTTCATTTGCAAAATACTGTTCTGTAATGAGTCTTGATGATATGTCAGAGTCAGCCCAGGAAACTGTGTCCTCTCTTTTTAAATTAATTTCGTTTGCTTCTGCAACCTCATGCCTATCAACCTTGGTTGACCTCGGGTTAGTAGAAGTTCCTGTATTGGAGTTAGATATTTATGGCAAATGATTTTTGGGCTAAGAAGTTAGGAACGCCTCCTGCAACACAGCAGGGGTTGCCACCTAGCTATCCACCTAGACCGACTCAGCCTCACGTACCTCAGTATGCTCAAAGTCCGCAGGTTTCTTACGACCCTGCTCAAGACCAGTTGGTAAGCCGCGCACAAAGTAGTAGAATGCACGATAAGTGCCCAGGATGTTATTCAGGTAATTACTTTGCGCCAACGGGTACACAACTTAAACGTTGCTATGACTGTGGTTATCCCATAGTGCAGTCCGGCACAGGAGCAGGTATGCCAGGCGGTTCAGCTGGCGGACCATCTACTCCATCAAGGCAAGTATCAACAGCAAACAATTTCAACCCCACAGTAATCGTAGATAGGATTGGCTAATGGCTTTCAACGCTGAAGTATTAAAAATCGCAGCACAGATTAATAAAAAACTTGGTGCAGGAACTGCACTACCTGCAAGCCACGTAAAGCTTGCTCCACGTATTCCAACAGGCTCACTTACCCTCGATGTAGTACTCGGTGGAGGCTGGCCTATGAATCATTGGGTAGAAATTATTGGTGACCCTTCTCATGGTAAAACCGCGCTTGCTCTAAAGACTATTGCTACTAACCAAGCACGCGACCCAGAGTTCACCACAGTATGGATTGCTGCAGAACAGTTTGACGCAGATTACGCACGTATGTGTGGAGTAGATACTGATCGTGTATTGCTAGTAGAAAGCAATATTATGGAAGACGCCTACGAAGCAGTCATCCAGTTTTGTGATTCAAAGTCTGTAGATATGGTTGTAGTTGACTCACTTCCAGCGCTAGTTCCTGGAGCGGAAGATGAGAAGCATATGGACGAGTTCACAGTTGGTCGCGGAGCTTTGCTAACTGGAAAGTTTTTCCGCAAAGTTGGTAAAGCAACTAAGCGAGCATTAGATGGCACAGACCGCCCAGTATTGGGAATCATTATTAACCAGTACCGCATGAAGATTGGCGTTATGCACGGCGACCCACGCACCACTCCTGGTGGCGTAGGTAAAGACTACGCATACTCAATTCGTTGCGAAGTAAAACGTGATGATTGGCTTGAAGTAGGTACAGGACAAGACAAGCGCCGCATTGGCCAGACTATTCGTGTACGAACCATTAAGAACAAGACTTTCCCACCACAACAGACTGCATACCTCGACTTTTATTTTGCTGGTGGAGGAGCCATTGACCGTGGAGACTTTGACACTGCTAAGGAAGTAATCGCCTTGTGCGTACTTAACGGCATTGTTGAACGTCGTGGCGGATGGTTGTACTACGGAGAACGTAAATGGAATGGTAGCCAGGCTATGCTTGAGGCTATCCGTGAAGAGATTGACCTTAAAGAAGAGCTATCCCTTGCAGTGATGGACGTAACTCGTAAGAACCCAGTCGTATTGGCAGCAGATGACGAAGACTAATTTTTTTTCTTGTGGGTTTTGTAACGAGGTCTACCCAAAGTTTCTTACTTTAGAAACCCACATACCTTTTAACTTAGGTTTTAACAATGAAAAGTGAAGGACAAAAGCAATCTCTTAAGCATGAGAAGCGTTTAGAGAGTGCACTTGGAGGGCAGCGTAGTGCTGCCTCCGGTGCATTCTGGTCTCGTAAAGGCGACGTTCGTACAGATGACTTATTGATTGAGCATAAATGGACAAGTAAAAAGTCTTTCACTCTAAAATCAGATATTTTAGAAAAGATTATTACAGAAGCAATCTTAGATAGTCGTACCCCCGTGTTGGGTATCAGCCTCAATAATAGAAACTATGTACTTCTTGAAGAAGAAGACTTCTTTGAACTACGCAACGCCGCACAAGGAGAACATAGTGGATAAGTACGCAGATCCTAAATGGACCTGGAGATACCAAGCGAAATGCAGACATGAGGATACTGAGATATTCTTTCCTCCTCGTGACAAAGACAAATACAAACCAATTGCAGATAAAGCAAAAGCAATTTGTTTTGGAAAAGATGGCAGACCTCCCTGCCCCGTAAGAATTCAATGCTTAACTGATGCAATTGTTATTGACGAAGAGCACGGAATCTTTGGGGGTATGTCTCACAGAGAACGAAACGCTATGAAACGTAAGTACGAAAAAGCAAACATGACTTTGGAAGAGTGGCTAAAAAATGGCGGAAAAGCGTACGACAAAAAAAACACAGACCCAGCTGTCTAAGTTTTTAGAAACAAAGAAGCGAGAGACTCGTTTAATTGGTCCTATTGAAAGACACCTGTTAGCACGAACTCCGGAGCATCGTCCGCAAGACGTACTGCACCCTAGCGATTTAATTAAAAAAGAATGGTGTGCGTTGCACGCGTATCACGCTTTGAAGGGCAACTACGTCTCTACTTCCGACACACCAAACTTGCGCCTGCAGTCCATCTTTGACGAAGGCCACGCTATTCACGCTAAATGGCAAGCCTGGATTAGCGAGATGGGCAACATGTATGGTCGTTGGGAATGCCATACCTGCGGGTATGTAAGTAGCAATACCATTACACCTTGCTGCCCACTACACGGCATTGAAGCTAAGTTTACTTACAAAGAAGTTAATTTAGTTTCAGCAAAACATAAGATTTTTGGCCACACTGATGGTTGGGTCAAAGGTATTGGGGAAGACTTCTTAATTGAAATTAAATCAATTGGTACTGGCACTATCCGGTTTGAGCAACCATCTTTGTTAGCTCAAGCAGACGGTGACCTAGAAAAAGCTTGGCGCAGTATTCGTCAACCTTTTTACACACATAGGCTTCAGGGGCAGATGTATCTGCATTTAACTCACCTAATGGTTGAGGAGGGCTTGCTAGAGTCTGCCCCTGATGAAATTGTTTTTTTGTATGAACTAAAAGCAAACCAGGACTACAAAGAGTTTGCCGTAAAATATGACTCAGAGTTTGTGGCACCATTTTTTGAAGCAGCGCTTGATGTATCTTGGGCGGTTGACAACAATATGCCGCCTGCATGTAATATAGACCCAGTGAATGGTTGCAAGCGTTGTGCAACCTTACGTACAGAGGAGGAAGTAAATGAATAAAAGTGGACATGCCGTGGCAGCCCTTGAAGAGCGTGGTTTCCGGTTAGCAAAGAAACCTAAGGTAGACATTCCTGATCTCCCACGAGATATCACAGACTTACACGATGATGACCTCATGGACCTATTCGTTCAGTTCACTGGTTGGACAGACCATTTGTCTAGCCAGCTAGCCATCGCGGCTATTGACGAACGTGAAGCAGACAGGTCTGTGTCAGCAGCAGAGTCTCAAGCAATGTTGGCTAATTGGAAAGGTGGAACTGGAGATCGTATTGCCGTAGTAAAGGCACAGATTTCTATAGACCCAGTAGTACAAGAGTTAACTAAAGACCTTGATGAAAAGTACGCTTACCGAAAACTATTAGAAACCCTTTACCAAAACGTAGAACGCGACTCAGCCGTAGTTTCACGAGAGTTAACCCGACGCACCTCTGATGGTGGATTTAACGCTCGCAAACGAAAGTTCACTACCTGATGATTATTGGATTATCTGGTTACGCCCAGTCTGGAAAAGACACCATTGCTGAAATCCTAGTTACAGAAGGATTTACTCGTATCGCTTTTGCAGACATTATGCGGGAAGCTTTGTTAGCTCTTAACCCGTATGCAGGTAAGTACCGTCTGCAAGAGTATGTCAGTGTGAATACTTGGGACGTAGCTAAGGTGTCTATGCCAGAAGTTCGTAGGCTACTTCAATACTTTGGTACAGATGTAGGTCGAGAGTTGTTTGGGGAAGACTTTTGGATTCAGCAGTTAAAACGACGTTATGATTTATATGACCCAACTAAAAACTGGGTAATTTCTGACTGCAGGTTCTTAAACGAAGCCGAAGAAGTAAAGCTTTTAGGCGGAGTAATGTGGCGTGTACTACGACCCGGCAACTCCCCAGTCAACGACCATGTCTCTGACCAAGGTCTTGGGTATTACAAATTTGATCACGTGTTTAATAATGACAGCAGTTTGTCTGTATTAATGGATTCAGTAAAAGCTGCTTTAAAGGATCTTAATGAAAGTTAAATCTTTTGGTACTCCCCCATCGACACAGGTGTCAATAGGCATCGACCAGTCGTATGGGGGATTTGCCATAACTTTGCTGGGTAACACGCACTACAGTGTGGTGGCTACGGTTCCCCCAACTAGTGCCAAAGGAGTAAAGAGACTTATCGAGCTCAGAGAATTCCTTTCTGATACTTTGCAAGGCTATACAATAAAAGATATTGCAATGGAGGGTTACGCTTACTCAGCCACCATGGGGCACACTATGGGAGAATTAGGTGGAATGGTAAAAGTTCATTTGTATGAAACCTACGGAATAGCCCCAACACTGGTGCCACCAGCTACCCTGAAGAAGTACATAACTGGAAAAGGCACGGGAGTCCAGAAAAATCAAATTTTATTAAACGTGTATAAAAAATGGGGAGTCGAATTTACAGACGATAACGCAGCAGACTCATATGGTCTTGCTCGTATTGCCGCTGGTATAGCGGATGTTGCTTACGAAAAAGAAGTCCTTAAGACTTTGTCTGACCCTAAGTTTAGGGGCATTTAGACCCTATTTCAAAGTATTCTAAGTATTATGCAGCCACATCAAATGACACCAGAGCAATTCTCCTCGCATCCCTACGCAGTTTTTCGTGGGAGTACCTCTGATCCTAGAGACACTCAAAATAAAAATATTAGACTGTCTAAATCTGGGGGAAACGCCGCCCACTTTGGAACACAGCAAGCTGCTTTAAAGGCATTAAATGCCAAATGGCATAAATTTTCAGAAAACCAACCTTATTTACACACGTTTTGGCATGTACCTAAACCTGAAGAATTAACACTTGTTTCAGATAGAGAAGCTAACTCCCCAACTGCTACTTCTAATCAATACTACACAAATGAAATAGAAGACAGAGGGTCTTTATCACTTGCCTTAAGAAATTTTAATGGTTTAAAATCCCATTCAGACTTTGTCAAAGAAGCCATACAACGTGGAAAAACTTCTGAAATCCCAAAAGAAACGTTAGAAAGTTATACTAGCGGTACTTTAGGATTTCGTCCTGTACACAAAGAAGAACTATCCCGGGTAGAGTCCTCTTCTAAAGGAAAACCCATTCCAGGAGATAAAGACTTTGAATTACCTATTCCGCACGAAGATTTGAACAAGATTAAGTCTCATTTAATGGGGAATCAATTTCAGTAAAGCTGACACAGTTTAAAAATTAAGACATACTTCCTTAAAGGGCACACTAAATCGACTACAAAAGGAATAAAAATCGTGAGCGAACCAGAAAACAAAAACGAAGAGAAATACCTACGGGTTAGTGCAGGTTCTAACGCCCAATCTGTAGGTTCAGCTATTGCACATGCTCTTTACGAATCCCCCACTGTTAAACTACGTGCTGTGGGAGCATCTGCTGTAAACCAAGCTGTAAAAGCCATTGCTATTGCCAGGGGTTATGTAGCCCCAAGAGGCGTAGATTTGACTTGCAAACCTGGATTTACTACGGTTGACTCCAGAGATGGACAAATCTCTGCCATCGTGTTTCACATTTCAGCAAGTTAAGGCTTACAGCTTTAACAAAAAGACTTACTTTCGTTTAACCTACTTTTGATCAAAGGAATATGAGGTAAAACTATGGCTACTCAAAACGGAGCCTATGACGAAGCCCTAGCCGGCGCTGCAGGGATGAGCCCTAACCGCCAGCCAATGGGTACTGAGGTAGTGTCGACAGCGACATTCCCATCAGCTTCACCATCAGCAGGTACCTTGGTACCTAAAAAGAACGTTGCAGCAGGAGACCCTTACGCACAGCCTAAGCCTTCTCGTCCAAACGTTATTCAGGACAGAGTTGGCGCAGCATACGGAGTTTCCGTGTCCTACACCGCTCAAACTAGTCCAGAAGCTGGAGCCACTCAGGCCCAGGGACGTATCATTAAGTCAGCGGTTAACCGTAGCCGTTACAACTTTGATGATGGAAATGCAACAAGTTACTAATCTATGATACGATAGTCGCCGGCCCAGAAACATCTGGGTCGGCACTTTCATCGGTACACCCTATGGAGAATAAAATGTTGGCTGAAGCCTTGGCAGAATATAAAGAACTAAACCTACGCAATAAGTATTGTGTGGTAGGTAACTGGTCTAAGACCTTTACCGAGGAAGACCTAGCCCAGTTTAAAATTGCGCTGGAAGATGATTCATTTTCTACAAAAGATCTTTACGTAGTTTTTAACAAAATCGGTGCTCCGTTTTCACTAGAATCATTGCGACGCCACCGTAATCAGGAGTGCTCATGCCAGAACTAGGTGACGCACTATCTGACCTTCGTAAAGAAAAAGGTTCAGATTCTAAACTTGGCGCTATTGCCGATTTACTTTCCCGCAATAATATCGACTTAGACGAAGTCGGGTCAGTTTCTCGCATCAGTATCTACCAGCAGGCTAGTAAAGACGCTGACGGAGACGTACAGGTTACAGACCTAGTAGGCGTACAGATTAACCCTAAGTGGGTAGATGGTCCTGAATGGCCTGTTATACAGCCTGCAGACCCTGTAATTATTAAAGCAACTGCACCACCAAAAAAGACTAAAAAAATAGATCTTGATTGGCAATGCGCAGTTATTTTCCCAGATCCTCAAATTGGATACCGTAAGTACACCGACGGTGAACTTGATCCTTTTCATGATGAATCTGCAATGGGTGCGGCGCTTAAAATTGCCGCACATTTACAAAACACCGTAGGTGTTGATCTAGTAGTCAATCTGGGTGACTTCATCGATATGCCTGAACATAGTCGGTATACTCAAGAAGCTTCTTTTGCACAAACTACTCAGCTTGCTATTAACCGAGGCCATTTATTTTTGGCTCAACAACGTGCTAACTGCCCAGATGCTCGCATTATTTTGTTGGAGGGTAACCACGACAACCGTCTTAACCTTCATACAACAAATAACGCAAAGGCATCTTTTGGTCTAAAACGTGCTGGGTCAGTCCCTGACCAATGGCCAGTTCTTAGTGTTCCGTTTTTGCTTCGGTTAGATGAACTGAACGTTGAGTTCTATGACAAATACCCAGCGGAACAGTTTTGGATTAATAAGAATCTGCGTGCAATTCACGGAGATAAAGCTAATTCCGGTGGCTCTACTGCCGCTCAGTGGGCTAATAAATACCCGCACATTTCAACGGTCTTTGGTCACATTCACCGTATGGAAGCCCAATACAAAACAGTGTTTGACTCCCAAGGACCAATTCGCAGCGTAAATGTCTCCCCAGGATGCCTTTGCCGTGTAGATGGAGCCGTACCTTCCACTAAAAGTGGTGTAGGCTCTGACGGTAAGCCTGGAGTACATTACGAAGACTGGCAGCAAGGAATGGCTGTTATTTGGTTTAAAGAAACAGGCGAGTTCCGAGTGGAACTAATCCACATTCTAGATGGTGTGGCTGTTTACAACGGCGTTGAATACAGCGCGGACGAGGAATAAAAATGGCTAAATATTCAAAAGTTTTAATTGCAACTGCAATTTTAATTGTTATAGCTTTTTTGATTATAGGATAGGAGAATACAAATATGAAAACTGCAAATGAAGCCGTAGAGGCAATGCGAAAACACTACCAATTAGATTCCCGTGGGTTTGCCGGATGGTGTTTAAAAACTGTTCGTACAGCGTGGGGATTACCCGCAACACAGGTATCGGCTATTTCTGCTTGGAAATCTATTCCAGCATCTAAAAAACACACTAACCCTGCAGAAGCACCAATAGGTGCTCCTCATTTCTTTGACATTGGCAAGTTTGGCCACGTCGTCATGCAATCCGACTTTGTAGGACAGGTTTGGGGCGTAGACGCACCAGCACATGACAAGGTAGGAAAGGTTAACTTGTCTTGGTTCCAAAAGAACTGGGGCAAGAACTGTAAATACTTGGGTTGGTCTACTCACCTAAACGGTAAAGATCTGCCTTTGAAGCAAATGCCTAAGAACACTCTTAAATCTATGATTGTTGGAGTTCCTTTGGTAGCTTCTCCTGCCAAGAACCCAGTTGCATATGACGTAAAAGCTGCAGCAACTGGTGGTGGAGTAGATACTCTTAAACCAACTACAAAGCCTGCTAAAAAGTCTGTAGTAGTTCCTGCTAAAACGTACACCGTTAAAAAAGGTGATACTTTGTGGGAGATTGCTAAAGCCAAAGGCACCACAGTTACAGCACTTAGAAAACTTAATGGCATCAAAGGTGACACAATCACCATTGGATCAAAACTAAAACTAAAGTAAGTATTACTGCAAGAGGGCCTCTAGAAATAGGGGCCCTTTTGGCATTTCTAATACCTATTTTTAAGGGAATATAGGGGTTATGGCACAAGCACACAGTAATTGGCAATACCTCGGAGCCTCCGGGTACATTGGTGCATACACCACCACCGGCGGTGGTGGAACGCCCGTGCAGGGTCGAAGCGAGATCGACGAGATGCGGATGGGTGTTGGACGTGTACCCGGAGCCGAATATCCTGACGGGTATCTCGGCAACATTCGTTCAAGACGAGATGATCGCGGCAAGCCTTATGGCGTTGCAGACACCGTCTTGGACTCTTTACGTAATAGACAGAACCAACGTGCATACCAAAGAGGTGTACACAAAGGTGCCCGCATTGATGCAGCCGAGTACTACTGGCCACCAGGGTTAGAGCCAGAGCGAAGACTCAAAGTAAAACCTCAGTTGGTAGATAACATTGGTGCTATCAACATGATGGTTCCTAGAAACTCACCTCAAGTGTATTTGGCACCGCCTCCAGGCCTTATTAATGATGGTAAAGCTAACATTAAAGCTAACGATCCAATTGAAAGAGACACCCGAGCTGCTTACAGGCTTTCTCATCTATCCCCTAGGTGGAGTTAATGAATAGCCAAGACAGTCGGTACGATTGGACTAAACCAGAATACGCGGATGAACAGCCTGGCCCAAGATACGACTACATGGGTCCGTTTGCTAGCAAAGAAGAAGAACTTATCTCTCGAGCTATTCTTCCGGCTACCATACCTAAAGTGCAGCTTGTTGACGCGGTTCGCCCGCCAATTCCTCAAATTATGCTATTTAGATCTCGTTTTGGTTACAGAACTAAGCAACTAGGTATAGCCGATCTTGTCAACATTGATGAAATTTACGCTGAGCCGCCTACACGTAATGACGCTGCTGATCAGGGTTATGAAGGAACACTTAGAAACGCTCAGGGTAATAGCTCATGGTAAAATACAGCACAGAGACTATTTACAATGGTTCAGAAGATTGCCCAAATTGTAAAGCAACTATGACCCCATTAGAAGCAGATTTTAGCATGACGGGCCTATGCTACAGATGTCAAAATGACTACAGCCTAAACCACAGAAAAGATAGGATGCAGTAACCGTTGTGCATCCCAATATCCCACAGTTTAATTCAACTAAACATTTAACAGTGTTTCGAGGCGTAGACAGACATAAAAAAGACTCCCAAGGCGGATATGTGTGGGGAGGCTCTTGTCCGGCTTGTAGCAAAGATGTTGTACATCCTGACACAAATATAACCAGCACCGGCATGCATTGGTCTACAACTGGGTCTGGCGGGTACCTTGAAGATCAAGACCTTCGTACTCAAGATTCTCGTCTTTATGAAGGATTTACGGATAAAAAAAACGTTTTGTCTCGTAAAGATATAGATCAAGCACCATATGACCGGCACGGGATCGTGCACCTTGAAGGAGAACCTGAAAAAAACGGGCAACCATTTGGTAATGAATCTGAAACTCCTTTAAAATACGGGTCAATTGTTCATATTACAAAAACTACCCATTTAATTCGCAGCGATGCTAACCCTGGTGGGTACCCTATTGTTGTAACCCATGCAACCCCTATTCCAATGGTTGTACAACCAAAATCTTTTTAGTCAGTTTTGAACGCAATTTCCTAGTACAGTAAACACAAACTGAAAGGTAACGTAATGACCGTAAATATTAGTCGTTCACAGAACGCAGAAATCAACGAAGGCGCTACTGACGGTAAATACCGCAAAGTCCGCCCTAACACCACCGTTGCAGCCGGACAAGGCGATCAGCTTATGAGAGCTAACCGTCAGTCTCTTCACCCATTTTACAATTATGGGTTCATTGACACCGAAGACACCAACAAGGTAGCTCCAGGTAGCAACAAAGCTGGCATTGTTAATTCTCGTCAAGCCGCAACTCCAGTATCTGATATTGAAAATTACCAAATGCAGGCAACTCAAAACTAATGAGTCTTAGCTTCGAAGACGAAGACCTCCCTGTTGACCCAAAAGTCAGACATTTTAAAGAGGTCTTGTCTCGTCGTACTGAGGATCAAAAGATTGACCTTTTACACGAAGCGTTTGATAACTTAAGGACAGAGTTTAATGGCTGATTTTTCATACCTAGACAAAGCTGATGCAATTCAAGCTAGAAAAGTTGCGAGAGATGCTAGAGCAGAAGCAAAGGCTAATAAACCAGCAAAAAAACGTAAACGTGGCCCCAATGTACAAGGGGAGTCTTACCATTGCGAAGGGTCCTCTTGCCGTGGCAAAGAAATTTCTGCTACAGGGTTTTTAGCTGTTAGAACTAAAACCGATAGCGGAGCATCCGGCATAGTTATGGCACCGGTTTGTTCTAATTGTGGTACTAAAGCTTCTGTTAAAGCAGCAGAAAACCTTAATTCTGATAACGCTAAAATTTTGCCGTTTAATGCTCAAACAAAAAGTCTGTACGATATTCACGTTTCTGCCCCAGAAGATATAAACAGAGATGAAGACGATTTACCTGAAAACCCAGATAAAAGATCTACTGCGTTAGATCGCAGATTAGACAATGCAAAAAGAAATAAAGCTTTGCAGTCTATGGAAGCAATAACAAATTCCACTAGCTATTCTGGAAGTAAACAAACCCCTGTTTTAGTAGTACCTAGACCCAATATCCCAAGAGAAAATCCTAAATCTAAAAATCAATTTTCAATATCAGATTTAGGTGGCCCAGGTTCCACAGAAGTTAGCTATTCTGACCCTGATAATGACACTAATTACGGGTTAGAACTTCACGAGAGTAACTCAACTGTACCTAAACCAGAAGTAGCTACCACTTATTACCAAAAAAATAACCCAGATAAACTTGGTAGAGTAGAAACAAAGCCAATTACTGTAGCAGAAGGTAATGTTGATCTCTCACATTACTTGGCAAGCAAAGACGATAACCCACAAGGTGGCAAACCCGATCTTCTTTTTTCAGGAGCAGCAAGTGTTACTGGATCAAAAGGTACCGGTGTTGGAAAATACAACCAAAATGTTGTAGATGCATACACTAGACGTCACCAAGAAGTTTTAAAGCAAAGGCGAACTCCTGAAGAAAGATCAGCCATTTTACGAGATGCACTGTTGACCGCACACCACGACCCAGCGCAACTTGAAAGACCTGAAGGTTATGAAGAATCTTTGACAGACGCTAGAGAAGAATTAGCTTCAAAATCTGCCGCTGTAGAGGGGGATGCTTTTTGGAGACAATTACCAAGCCCTCATAAAACTTGGGGAGAAATACAGCAAGCTAAAACTACAAATGCTTCTCGCAAATTAGCCCCTGTCCCAGTAGACTCTGAAGACAGGTTTAACCGAGACGCTGTTTACCATTGCGAACGTTGTAATAAAACGGTTACGCAACAGGGTGTTAAAAAACACGAAGCTTTCCACGATAAAATGGATATTGCTTACCTTGAAAAACACGGTACCCCTAAAGAAGCCCCAAAAAACATTGGAATTTCAGAAAACGCAACTCCTGTAGTTGGTATCAGCGATGTATTAACATCTCAAAAAGCAGCCAGAGACTCTAGATTTGATGCTCTGGCTAGAGAATCCCAGCAAAACGTTAAACAAAAGGCTTTAACTGAAAAAAGCCGTATTGACACTCATAACGCTACTGTTGAGCCTCATAAAGCTATTAGTTACCCATCTTGGATTGGTCCTCATATTTCCTAACAAAAGGCGAGGAATTGTTGTATTATGCGGTAGCATACGCATATAACGACAAGGAGAGTAAATGGCTATTCCACTATTAGGTGGCCAAGGCGAAATGGACGCCAGCGGCGGTACTGCCAAAGAAATTAAAGATGATGGTCCTAAAATTCGAGTATTTTATTGCTGGAATTGCCGGTCTTTTGACGAACTGCCTGATTTTAAAGGCAATCCCGAGGATGACACTTTGCTTGCTATCCTCATTGAAAAACACCAAAGTGCAGGCGTGTACCATTCTTGCACACCACTTATTGTTGGTGTAAAAACTTGGGCAAATGAAAAGATCCGTACAGAGATTATTCGCCAGGTGCGTAATCAAACAAATGCAGGACTAGATGAACTAGACCCTACCTATTACGCAACCCGCTCCATGTTTTATGAAGACGCAATGACGTGTTATGGAGCCCATAACCGTCCTAAGGGAGATTGTGCTGACTGGAAAGCCAGCAATAAGCGACTCCTACCAAAAACATCTGATGAACGTAAAGATGTTGGGTTACCATCCCCAGAGCAATCCGCAGGAACAAAAGTTTATCTGTGCGATTTTTGCCCAGTTAAATCAAATCTATTAAATATTAGTGGAAAAAAATAGGAGCAATTATGACTGAAAACATTGAACCCAACCAAGAAATGATTAAACCAAAAGCCGGTTTTGCTGTATTTTTTGACCAAGATGGAAATGTCTTTATTGAGCGTTCACCAGAAGCTCTTAAAGTAGAGATTGAGCGTCCAGCCACTTTGCTAGAGGTTCGTCGCGCAGTATCAGAAATTCTTATGGACTTGCAAGCGCAAGCTTCCGCTGAATACACACGTATTGCACTTACGCCTTTGCCAGAAGAACCACAGGAATAGTGATGTACGTAGCTTTTGCTTGTCAATGCGGAGCATCTTTTGAGGTAGATTCTTACCAGGAAGAAGAAGCAAATACCGTTTGGGATATGGCTCAACGATTTGTTGAATCACACACTAAATGCGGATTTGTATCAAAAGCAACGCTAAAAGACGAAACTAAAGTGATGAATCTCCATTTTGGGGTAAAAAAGGACGACGAAGCCTAGACTAAACAGTAAAAAGAAAGAACAATAGGATCATGTCCTACTTAGATGCCTTAGCGCAACACGCAGAAGCCCTTGGGGTAACCCCAGGGGCTACTTCGTACTTCAGTTCCCCGTCTCTAACTCTAGACCCAACGCTTTTTGCCCATTCTGATAGCGAAAGTTTGGCTCCTTGGGTTAGAGATGGGGTATTGAACATTCTTTTTGACTATTTAGGAACCCACTACAACCAGCCGCATAAGTGGACCACAGTCTGGTTAGCAGGATCAGGTGTGTCATACCAGTGGGAAGCTAGCAGAGAACCAGGCGATCTAGATTGTTTGGTAGGTATTGACTACGTGTCCTTCAGACAACTGAACCCTAACTTTGTAGGAATGTCTGACTCTGAAATTGCTTCAACATTTAATGACGACTTTTCTAAAGATCTTATGCCAAGCACATCTAATTGGCACGGCTACGAATTAACTTTTTACGTCAATACACAATCTGATATTAAAAATATTAATCCTTATGCTGCCTATAACCTCACCACCGACAGCTGGACTGTAAAACCAGCCCCAGACGCAGCTCCACCGTATTCTCGTATGTGGGATTCAAAAGTCCAAAGAGATGTTGAAATGGGCAAGACTGTCCTTAACAGATACTCCGAAGCCCTGCAGGAAATCAAATCTACTTCTAACCCGGCTTACAGAACCAATGCTGAATCCAAAATAAAAAATGCAATTGCCCAAGGTGTTGCTTTATATGATGACATGCATGCCGGTAGAAAGCTAGCGTTCAGTAGAACCGGTGCCGGGTACGCTGACTACAATAACTATCGTTGGCAAGCTGGCAAGAAATCTGGGATCGTTCCAGCACTTCGCAGCATGAAGAACTACCACAATAAAGCCCTGGAGTCTCAAGCTCAGGAACTTTACGGAGTTACTCTTCCTTCAACTACTGATTTAATTAGACGGACGGCATTGGGAAGATGACAATTATTATTGCAATAGAGGGTGTACTAATGACTGAGAAGGGTGATCCAATCCCTGAAGGTCTAAAGCTGTACAGAACTTTGGTGCCTAACTACCGGGTAGTGGTTGCTTCAGACACTACTTTTGAAAAAGCTTCGTACTGGTTGAAAACCAACTTTGTTGTGGGATACGCTGATATTTTGGATAACACTCACGCTTACCCGGGCATAGATTTAAGAGAGCGTCACATTCAATCCGAACAGCAAAAGGGAAGAGTTGAATTCCTGGTAGAAGCTGACGCTGATAGGTGTGCAAGAGGACTTGCCATTGGAGTACCGTCCCTTTACTTTGCTACACCTAAGTTTGTTAGAACCAAGCGGGAGATTAAACGCTGGGATCTTTTAACAGAAGAGCTAGCTAAACAACGAGAGCAAGTAGCTGACACATATGTTGGGAGTAACCTACACCGCTGGGAATGAGGGCTATGAAAATTATTTATTTGGGCGCGGAGGTTCCTTCACACAGGAACTTGTTGGTCAATAACGGCGCAAAAGCTATTGGCATTAGTTTCTGGGGGCTAACTCGTAGAGGGCTACCTAAAACAAAACAATATTTATTATCGGAAAAACTACCCAGTGATGTTGAAGTATACGTAGACTCCGGTGGTCACCATGCTAATGCAAGTGGGTTAAGTATCCGGGAGTTAGAAGAGTACAACGCTTCCCTGGAAGAATGGGTAGCTGTTAACTTTGACCAGATTACTGCGGTAACTGAGTTTGACTCTAAAGTCTTAGGACCTAGGTGGATTGAAAACCAACGTAACACTTTTGGGTACGAGCTTCAGGAAAAGTTCTGGCCTATCTGGCATTCAGAGCTAGGGCACCCAGCGTTATTTGCATTATCTGAGCGATTCTCAGATGTAGCAATTCTTGGTCAAACTGTTGATTCAGACCTAACGCTAGCCGGTAGAAGCCGAGCTATTAAATCTCAGCTTGGCACTAACTTCCACGGAATTGCTTGCGCCAAACCGGATAACCTACGTCAAGTCCCCTTCAGTACAGCTAGCACTATGTCATGGTTGTCACCAATGATGCGGGGCGAAACTATTGTGTGGGACGGTGCTAGACTTGTCCGGTACCCAAAGAAAATGAAAGACCAAGCTCGTAAAAGATATAAAGCCATCATTGAACGAGCCGGCCTAGACTTTGGCAAGATTCTAAACGACGACCCGAATGAAGTAACAAAGTTAGCCATCTGGTCATATCAACAATTGGAGAACTCCTTGGACCGCAAACGCCCAGATAATGTCAATAACATATCTAATAATGAGCCAGTGTTATCTGATAACAGCGAACACATAGATGACCCGGGTTTTGCGGAAACAGGTATTATGTACCCTGATAACAGTGCCGTTGAAGTGCGGAAAGATTCTCGCCAAGAACTGTTAGAAAGAGACCCGTCAGAGCTAAAATCATTGCCTGTATTCTCTGTTGAAAACGAGACGGTAATCACTACTGTAAATGGTAGAGATATCATTGGTGAGTCCCCTATTATTAGGTCTTCAGGCCAGTCTTTGCGACAGTGCGATAGCTGCTTTGTAGCAGCAAATTGCCCGTCTTTCAAACCCCAAAGTACCTGTGCTTTTAACTTCCCTGTGGAAGTAAAAACTAAAGACCAACTTAAGTCATTATTAAATGCAATTATTGAAATGCAAGCTACCCGCGTTGCATTTTCACGATTTGCAGAAGAATTGAACGGCGGGTATCCTGACCCTAATACAGGTCAAGAAATTGATCGATTATTTAAAATTGTAAAGAATATGAAAGAACTAGAAGAGAACCGAGAGTTCGTCAAAATGACGGTCGAACGGCAAACTTCTGGCGGAGTCCTAAGTGCTTTATTTGGTGATAAAGCACAGACATTAAAAGAGATTCCAAACAACGGTTTCAGTGAAGAACAGACCACTCAAATCATTGTTGACCACCTAGAACAGTAATTTACTGTTATCAGATAACAAGCTATACCACCTTATGAAACATACCATTATCTAGAAAGGCACTTCTGTGTTCTCTTTTCGCCTTAACGACGAATTTTTAAATTCTTATATTGACCGGCCAGTTCCTTGGGGATACACCGATGCCGGCGGCAATTCAGTAGGTGAGATTACGTTTATGCGTACCTACTCCAGGCTTAAAGAAAACGGTACCAAAGAAACTTGGGTAGAGGTATGTCGCCGAGTAATTGACGGAATGTACTCAATCCAAAAAGATCACTGCATTGAAAACCGTCTTCCTTGGAACGGTCAACAAGCAGCCGCTTCAGCACAAGAAGCCTTTGACCGGTTGTTCAATCTAAAGTGGACCCCACCTGGCCGCGGACTTTGGATGATGGGAACCGAATATGTAATGACCAAGCGTAACTCCGCGTCATTGCAAAACTGTGCTTTCGTATCTACAGCCGACATGACCAAGAATGATCCAACCAGCCCATTCAAGTTTCTTATGGAAGCCAGCATGCTAGGCATTGGAGTTGGGTTTGATACCAAGGGAGCTGACAAGGGGTTTGAAATCTATGACCCTAATAAAAACGGTGCTCCAAAAAATATTATTATTCCAGACACTCGTGAAGGCTGGGTAGACTCCGTAGCTGAAGTACTTACCTCATACTTCAAGCCAGGTAACGTTTCGGTCGAGTTTGACTACTCTGTTATTCGTCCGGCAGGTGAGCCAATTAAGGGATTTGGTGGAACTTCTTCAGGCGCTGAGCCATTGGAAAAGCTGCACAAAAGTCTAAAAGCTCTCTTGGATAGTCGGGTTGGTACAACCCTCAATTCCATTACAATCACAGATATTGCAAATCTTATTGGTGTCTGCGTAGTTTCCGGTAACGTCCGCCGTTCAGCTGAGCTGGCGCTTGGCCAACCGGATGACTTGGACTTTGTAAACGCAAAGAACTACGAAAAGAATCCTGATCGTATGGCCTGGGGTTGGATGTCCAATAATAGTTTGGAAGCTACTGTGGGTATGAACTACGAACCATTCGTAGAGGCAATTGCAAATAATGGAGAGCCTGGATTCATTTGGCTGGATACTTCACGCAAGTATGGCCGTCTAAACGATCCAATCAATAATAAAGATTACCGCGCGGCAGGGTACAACCCTTGTGCTGAGCAAACTCTTGAATCATACGAATGCTGTACTTTGGTGGAAACATTCATCAACCGACACACAGACATGAAAGACTTTCTTCGCACACTGAAGTTTGCCTACCTATACGCCAAGACGGTGACCTTGCTTCCTACTCACTGGGAAAAGACAAACGCAATCATGCAGCGTAACCGCCGCATCGGCGCTTCAATCTCCGGATTAGCAGCGTTTCAAGATACAAAGGGATTACCTAAACTACGTGACTGGATGGATACTGGCTACGTTGAGATCCAAAAGTGGGATAAGCAATACTCTGAGTGGATGTGTGTTCGCGAGTCAATCAAGACTACAAGCGTTAAGCCATCCGGCACTGTATCCATCCTCGCAGGTGAAACACCTGGCGTTCACTGGCCGGTAGGTGGGGAATACGTATTGCGTTCAATTCGATTCTCTAAGATTGACCCTATGGTTCCACTGTTCACAAAGGCCGGTTACACCGTAGAAGATTCGGTTACTGACCCGGACAATACGGTAGTAGTTTACTTCCCAATTAAATCAGTAGCGGTACGCCCTGAAGGTCAAGTAACAATATTTGAGAAAGCAAACTTGGCAGCATTGGCCCAGCAATATTGGGCAGACAACTCGGTGTCAGTGACATTGTCTTTTGATAAAGAGACTGAGTCCAAACACGTTGGGACTATCCTTCATATGTACGAAGGTCGTCTGAAGACGGTATCGTTCTTGCCACAAGGTAAAGACGTGTACCCACAACAGCCTTACACTGAAATCTCAGAGGCAGAGTACAACAAATATGTAGGTAAAATTAAAAAAATGAAACTTAGCGATATATACCTGGCCAAAGGAGTACTTGAAGGTGAGGGTGAGGCATACTGCACAACAGATGTATGTCTAATGCCAAGTGACATCAAGGGAAATTAAGCAATAGCTTGCCCTTGCCCGCAACAAACAATAGCCCGGTAGTCAAGAGACCACCGGGCTATTGCTATATTCTAATCAACAAGCTCTACGTCATACCCAACTTCATTGAGTATATCGATGAGTGAGTCTTTAGCTTCATCGTATGAGTTAGCCTCTGTAGCCATGTCAACTTTAAAAGTAAATTCGTACAATTCCATTTTAACTCCTAATTTAGTAAGAAACGTTTATGGTAGCCCAACGAGCTTTTTTATTTTCTACTTCAAGTACATTGTCAACTACGCTAACAATCATTTTAGTAAAAGCTTCTAAGTCTTCTTCACGAAGAATTTTTAACTGCTGAGACAGCGGGTGTTCTAAATCAAGCTTGACATCAAGTTTGACTGTTATTTCTGTAAATTTATTAATTGGCATTTTATTGCTCCTTATTTGTTAATGGTACGGTAGTCGAAACCGACTCCGCGTTTAACTTCGGTTAACATATTGAGCCAAGTACGTGTGCCACCTCTAGGAGTACTAGGGATAGACACTTGCGCACCTGTTTCAGGGTTACGGATTTTTAAATGCTTGCCTGCCTTGGTTACGTCAAGACCTGCACGCTCCATCTCCCTTATTAATTTACGTAACTCCTTGTTCTGCGTTAACATTTTGATTGCCTTCCTTATGGCATAGGCAAGCACATGCTTGCTCAACCCCCTGTGTATCTACGTACGCAACCCGACACTTGTCGTCGTTGCCATCGGTACACCACCCAAACTTACGAGTGGGTACCGAAATCTTAGACAGCTTCTTCGCTGTCATCTTCATAACCTTTCAGGGTAAGCACCATGTCTAGGATGTCCCAACCTTCTTCAATCATGCGATCTAAGAATGAACGCTCAATAGCATCCAAAGCTTGAGCCGCCTGCTCTTGAGTTAAATTTGGACGAATATGCATTACATCTTCTGTTGTAAATGCAACTACTAAACTTTCCATTATGCATTCTCCTTAACAATGAAAATCTACGATAACTGCGTGCCAATTAGTGGCGCCAGTGTGGATGTCTTCTAACATTTTAGTTATTTCTACAGTTTTGTTTTCAACATCATATATATAAGCGCATTGATCAAACTCTATGGTGTTGTTAACGAATTTTTTAATTTGTTCTTCATAAAACTCTACAAGTGAAGAATAATAAGATGATTCATCTTTATGTTTTAATTTAAGTTCTTCCAATGATTTTTCATAACTACTGTATTCTTCTGTGCGGGCCACTAAACAGTTTTTAATTTCATCCATAAATTTATCGGGGTTAGTTTTGTGAGACAGGACACTGTCTTCATACAATTCTTCCCATCTACCCCCAATGACACTCCAATCAGACCACGGAGCAAATCTAGGGTCATTTAATAGCTCATCTATTTTAATAAGAGCATGAAGCTGTGTTTTACCCTTAACTAACAGTGTTGTTTTAACATGCATTTTATCTCCTATAATAAAAGGCACGGTACCAATAGTTCTACTCTACTGGTACCGTGCCGTGTTGTGTACCTCGGATTGTTCTACTCAAACCAAGGACTGGGGGGTTAGTCTTCCTGACGAATTTCTACGCGAAAGCCCCGGCAACCTTCTCCTGGTCGAGTGAGATCGCTTGGTGTTTGTTCCGAGTCAGGATAGACTTGGATAAACTCCTCACGGATTTCATCCCATACCTCTAGGTTGATGTGCATACGCTCATCAAACCGGGCACGTAATACGTCAACGTCTACAATAAGTCGTAGATTGACGATTCCGTCGTTAGACACTTGTATCCCTTTCCTTCTTAATTGAGATAGCTAACTGTTAAGTTGTATATTTAGTTATTAGTTTAACGTCGTCTCAGACGTTGGAGCGGATTAAGGCGCTCAGCTCCAAGTTAGACCGCTTTTAGTGATAGCTAGCTCTATCATAGGGCCAGCTTTTAACGTGATCAGGCATTACACGGTAGCTCAGTTATGCCGACTGTAACTACGGCGTCGAGCAAAACACTTTTAATATTCTCTGGAATCGCGGCTTTGCAAACGATTTTCCAGCGAACTACTTTCCGTAACGACAAAGTAACGCCGACATCACCCTAACGCGGTACTGTTTACGTGGTCTTTTTAAGTCGTACCAAGGACTGAACTAAATTACTTACTTAGACCTGCATTGACGAGTCCGCTGTAGTTTGTGTACATTCGTTTTACGTCTTCGAGGTACTTGTCCAGACCGTAACCTACTGCGGCGTGGATGGTGGATAATGTTTGTTGCGAGAGCATACTGAAAGGAATTTCTATGCGTTCAGATGCATCTGCCCAACCACCAGACTTTAACGCCCAAGATCCGTTATACGCTACATGATTTTGTATAAGTTCTAACTTGTCTTTAGCAGGGTCAGTGCTGTCTGCTAATTCTGCAATAGTCTCATCTAACATTGAATCAAAGTGTATACGTACAGTTTTTATTTGAAAGAGGCGCATTTCTTCTTTAGTCCTACCTTTAGCAGGTTTTAATAGACTAATTGTAGGGCAAGGATTAAACCTTATTTGTACCCTTGATGTCCCACTTATCATGGTGTTTACCATGTTACCGTTTATATCTTCGTTGTATGTACGAGTTTTGTTGCACATGTTTCCTCCTAGTATGACATTTGAGCGGCTTTAAGCTCAAGTATTTGTTGTTCGTACCAATCTTGGGGTAAGATTAATTCCATTACTGACATGGTGCCACTTTCATTTGTTTCTTCTTCCATGCTAAGCACAAAGCTTTGCGCAGAATCTCTATCGTTAAAGACTCCAATGTATGATTCTCCAACAGAGTCGTATACAAAATATGAATTATTCATGATGGCCCTTTCTATTGAGCACTAGTGTTTATATATACTAAATATGGTATTGCTTCCCAGGTTTCGTCTGGCATATCGTTTTTGTAAACAGGGTGACGTGATTTAGTAATGAACAGTCGTCTATTTAAAGTTAACTCTTCAGTACTAAATTGTGAGTAATCTGTTATCAACGAATTAAGGGTGTACTTACTTATACCAGTACTGTCTGAAAACGCATGCAAAGAACTTCTATTGTTGGTGCGGTACCTGTGTAGATCATCTAGTAACAAGTCTGCTTCACTAATATGTTTGCTTGGGTCATCTACTTTGGTATCGTATTCAAAGGGTAAAAACAGTTCGTCGTATACTTTTGTCAGTTTATGTTTGTGTTGAATTAAAGACCTAGTCTCTTGTAACTTTGCAAATTTTAATAGCGCCATACATTCAACAGGATTTTCTAACATGTTGACTACAGGAGAGTTAAAAGTTTCTAGGTACCACTCATTGTCAGGAATAAAACCTTCTTCAAGTAACGTAACAGCAATCACGGTTTTAGCTGATTCACATGCTATTGAGTAATTGCTTTCTCCTGATAACTTATTAATATAAAGGTCGTACCAAACTTCACGTAAAGCTTTTGTATAAATCATACGTAAGTCCGGCGTAGTGTACGCCGAACTTACGTCTTTAGTGATTACCTCGTAATGTAGAACTAACATTGTATTCCTAACTTCGTGCACGCTTCTTGATGGCATTGATAACCACGCTGCGTGCAAATGGTATTAACGTAGCAGCGCTGTCAATACGCGCACGAATTTCTGCAAAGTGCCACATAGAATCCAGACTTGAACTGCGATACGTTTCGAAACGCTTGAAGTCTTCGTCATTGATAATCATAACCATTGATGTAAGAACTCCACGACTAGACATACGCTTCATAGCTTCGTCTGTACCACCACCGCTAAACTGACCGTCGGTGATAAGAAACAGCAACTTAGACTTACTACGAGAAGACAAGAACAAACGCTCGGCTTCTAGTAGACCTTGATGTGGATCTGTACCGCCGTTGCCGAAGATGAATTTGTATTGACCACGACTGGCTTTTTCTGTGCGCTTGTACACAACCTCAGTCTTGTCATCAAATCCGTAAACGGTAACTGGTGCTTCAATAGATTCCAACGCACGCTTGATAACCCAACAGGCTTGTGATGCAAGCCTGTCATTCTCGTTGGAACTCATAGAACCGGAACGGTCTACAAGGATGACAGCTTCAATGTCGGTGCTGTCATTGCCTTCGTCCCAGCGGTCGAACGATTGATCGATTTCACACCCACGAATGATACGAGGAATGTTGAGTCGACCACTTGGAGTCTCGGTATCCCAAGACGGCTCAGCATCAGAACGCAACCGCTCCAACTCACGTTGGAAGCGACGAGCAATACTGAGGATGTGTGCAGGTACGTCAGTACTTGAGTAGTCTCCGTTCTTGATGTTATCTGTATGCTTACCGTCACCGCCGAGCAACACGCGTTGCTTGGAACGGATGTCAGCTTGCACATCCTTGCGAGACAGAGCATCTTCGATAGAACGCTCAAGTACCTTGCCTACGTCGTCCGGAATACCGCCGACGCTAGGAACGTGACTTTGACCTGGCTCTAAACTAAACGGAGCAGGATTGTCATTTTTTTCACCTACTGATTGGCTGCGGGCTTCTAATGCTTCTTCCCTCGTAGGCGTGCTGTTTGTTGCGGAACCCTCGGGAACTTCATCAGCAGCACGTTCTCCCTTACGGGCACGCTGTGAGTCTAGCTTTTGACGCTTACCCTTGGCAGGTCGACCTGTTTGAATAGGACCACGATGACCGCAACCCGCAGGACCACCTTGAGATGGTGGACGAGGCAACTTAGAAAGAACTTCATCTTCGTACTCCTTGATGAGGACCATCGCACGGTCTTGATCGTCGGGTAACGCAAGTGTGCGGTACTCATCTACAATGCGTGCAATAGGTGCTAGCAAGCTTTGGTCAATGAACCCGTCACGGAATGCTTCGGTAACCTTGGGATCTAGATACCTACGACCACGTACACATACGTAGTTGACTGTGTAATCTTCTGGGGCAGCAGCCAACCAACGTGCAACGGTTGCTTGAAGATAAGGAACCACAGCGGGAAACCTACCAACCATGAGTGTCTCAATACGCTGATCTTCTAGCGTATTGAATGACATCATAAGGTTGTTCTTGAGCACATACTCTACGATTTTGCTTGACTTGCGAGGAGTGTACTCAAGATGCGATAACTCATGATAATTGAGACCGTTGAGCTGTGTTAGTTCGTCAATGTCAAATTGATTGATGCTACTTACATTGAACGTGATTGACTTGCCGTCTGACCATGCTGGGGCTGGTCCCGTGTCGGCAAGCTTTACCGAGATAGGGTCACCTGTGATGACCCTATCGGCTTGCTCGTAGATGCGTGCTAGCGTCTCGAGTCGTACCTTGTGCTCGGTTTCTGCCAAGGACTTTCTTAATTCGTCGCTATCTTTTTGCATTGCGTACTCCCTAGTTAGTTGGTACGTTGAGTGTTTGTTCCGGGTGTTCTGTAACGATAGTCATGTCATTGATACCAAGATCATCCTTGAGATTGTATTCGTAAGTTTGGAACACTAAACGAATAGATGCCTGCTCTTCGTCACTGAAGTGGGCAATGAAGTTCTCCATTGCAAACTCATAGTTAAGATCGCGTGCAAACTTCTCGAACTCCATAAGCATGTTGGTTGCAATAGGAGTCTCATACATACCCTTGTCTGCTTCTGAACGTAACTGCTTGGCAAGTTCCAACAGGTTCTTGGAGTCAACCAACTTAGATTCTACGTCGTAATCGTAATCCCAAGGAATCTGAATGTCGAAACGGTTGCGGAATGCAAAGTTAAGAGGTGCTGTACCAATGTAGTTAGGATTCATGGTAGCGAAGATAGTCAAGTCAGGATGCGCTTGAATTGTCTCGCCGTGGTGATCTAGCAACGTCAACGAGCGACGAGCGTCAAGCAATGAGTACAACGGAGTAATGATCTTCATGTTGATGAAGTTAAGCTCATCAAGGATGAGTACTCCACCGTTGCGTACAACGTCAGTGATTGGACCATCGATCCATGCAAAGCCACCAGCACCATCGCTGACATACTTGCCGATCATTTGTGATGGCTCAAGAGCAGCAGAGCCAGACACTGTTGCAAGTCGCAAACCACGAATAGCTGACCAAGCTTCTACAGATGTTGTCTTGCCTGGACCAGTTGGTCCGTAGATTAGAACGTTAGTTGCAGTCTTACGTGCATAGTCGAATACCTCGAAGTCGAATAGATTGCCTTGAACCTTGCGATTGATGTAACGCTCGCCAATTTCTGGGCGAGGGATTGTCGCGAGTGCAACATTGATTACTTGACCTAAATTGCTTGACATATTTTCTCCTGTTGTGGGCGTTGTTTGTTGCGGCACTAGATGGCTAACCTTGCCAACTAATTCAACTAACGATGATTCGTTAGCTACTACGTCTTCATACTTAAGGATGAATGCTTCATGCACCGAATACCCTGAATCTAGGGGTAACTTGTCTGACTTCAGTAACGCAGACACTGCTTTTACACCCAGTACTTGGATGCGGCTAGTCTCTGCGTACTTGGTCATGTCGGATAGAGTTACTTCAACACCTGTTACTGGCCGTGTAAGTACTTCATCGTCATGAAAGGTACCAATTAGATTGTCGTAACTAACTGGTTCCCAACGGTTTGACTGTCCTTGCTTGCCATCAGCAGTGCGACTAAACAACACTACTTCACCATTGTTGTGGAACATAATTGTCTGACGGTTGTTACCATCTGGCATAATCGAACTGTGTGACTCAAGCACTACAGCAATTGGGTTTGACATTATAGGTCTCCTTCTATTGGTTGGTAATCATTTTCGACATGTTCTTCATCTACCGACTTTGCGCCGGAAGCTTTGTAGGCGTACTCAACAACTGACTCATACTCCATAATTTCGTTTCTAGTCCATGTATCAAACATATCTACTAAAGTGTGTGAGTCATCTAAAGAGTCAAGGACACGCTTTGCTAATGTACAAAGCATGTCCTGCATAACTACTGGTGCGGCGAATGTTCTTTCTCTATCG